AGTCGGCAACTGCCTGCACGCTCCGGCAGACCTGCAAGCACTGGTGGCTGAATACTTCCCGCCGTCGGCTCACACGGTTGAGGCCGACTGGACTGACGGCCCCGTGCCTGAGTGGCGCGGCCCGACGGATGACGATGAGCTGATCCGCCGCGCGTGCCGTCACGTGTCCGCCGCTGCTGCATTCCAAGGCAAGGCGTCGTTTGCCGACCTGTGGGCCGGTAACGCCGAAGCCCTCGCGCACGCGTTCCCCAGCAGTAACCACCCATACGACGGCAGCTCTGCCGACGCCGCGCTGTGTGCACACCTGGCGTGGTGGACGGGCAAGGACTGCGAGCGTATGGCCCGGCTGCTGCGTGCGTCTGGGCTGGCACGCGATAAGCACGACCGGGAAGACTACGTGCAGCGCACGGTGCTGAACGCCTGCCGCCTGTCCGCCGATGTGCTGCAGGACAAACCGGCTGCGGTCCTGCCGCCCCCCGCACCGCCGCGTGCTGCGGCTCCGGTCACTCAGGCGCGCGAAGCGAAGCCCGAGCTGTCGGAGAACGTGGGGTTCGTGCGGCCCGACCAAGCGGTCGACCTGTTCGCAGGCTGCGTGTACGTGCGCGACCTGAACAAAGTCTGGGTGCCGACCGGCGAGCTGCTCAAGCCCGACGCCTTCAAGGTGTTCTTTGGTGGCTTTCAGTTCATCATGGACGACGTGGGAAAGAAGACGACCGACGACGCGTTCAAGGCCTTCACGAATAACCCGATGCTCAAGAGCCCCCAGGTCTCGACAGTCTGTTTCGATCCGAACCTAGAGCCTGGCGCCATCGTCAAGAACTTTAAGGGCCGTGACGCTGTGAATATGTGGGTGCCCCCGGTCGTGCGCTGTGAGGCGGGCGACCCGACGCCGTTCCTGAATCACGTCGCAAAGCTGTTGCCCGTCGAGCGGGACCGTCAGATTCTCCTGTCGTGGATGGCGGCGTGCGTGCAGTACGTTGGCAAGAAGTTCTATTGGTCGCCGGTGCTGCAAGGCACGCAGGGTAACGGTAAATCATTCTTTGCACGTGTAATGCAGCACGCGGTTAGTCCCGAGTACTCCTTTGCCGCTAGGTCGTCAGACATCGGTAAGGATTTCAACTCGTGGCTCGAACGTGCTCTGTTCGTGAGCGTGGACGACGTGCGGATCAGCGACCCCGAGATGTATGACCGCCTGAAGCCGTTGCTGACCGAGAAGACACAATCCATCGAAGGGAAGGGCATCGACCAGGCGGCCAAGCGGGTGTTTGCGAACTTTATGTTCAGCATGAACGACAAGCGCAACCTGCCGAAGTCGAGCAGCGAGCGACGCTTCGCCGTCTTCTACACAGCCCAGCAGCGCAAGGAAGACTTGGCGCGGGACGGCATGACCGGCGCATATATGACGGAGTTGCACGACTGGGCAAACGGCGAGGGCGCGTGGGCGTCACATGGCGAAGACTACGGGATGGCTGTTATCACGCATTACCTGCGCAACTACGCGATACCTGACGACCTGAACCCCGCACGTGCTGGTCACGTTGCGCCCGATACGTCGAGCAGCGCCGAGGCTGAGAGCGTGGCTATGGGTCCGCGTGAGCAGGAAGTTCTGGAGGCCATCGAGTCGTGGCAAGTCGGCTTCCGTGACGGCTGGGTGTCTGCACACTACTGTCTGGAGCTGCTGCGCAAGCGTGATCCGCGCGTGCGTGTGTCGCAGTTGGACGAGGTGCTGGGGAACCTCGGGTTCATTCGCCACCCGGGCTTGAAGGATGGCCGCACGAATAACGCCGTTGGCGCCGAAGGTCGTGTCGTGCTGTACGTCTCGAAGGGCCGTATGGACCTGATGGATCTGCAAGGCGCGGCGGTGTCGAGTGCGTATCTGGCGGCGCAGTCGAGCACGTGATACACTAGCGCCGTCTCCTCCTACCGGTCGCAAGGCCGGAAGTTATAAAGCCCGCTTCGTGCGGGCTTTTTTTTTATTCGGAGGGCGAAGGGCTCTTAGGTGGCGGCGGACGTTTCGCTTCAAGCTCCATCATCCGGCGAGTCTCTTTCAATGCTTGAAGCATCGCCCAGCGTGAGTGCCACCCGTCCAGGAGGATGAACAGCACGCAGGCAAGAAGGAACAGTAGGAGCCAGACCAACGTGTTCACGACGACCACCCCCAGACGAACAGGCTAGCGAACGCCACGGCTACCAGGGCTGCGGCTGCGAGGTCTTTTAGCATGTGATTTCCTCCTGAGTTACTGCGACCTTAGCGCCGGTCGCCACAATTTTGATTTCAATCGGCGCACCGAAGCGCCGGACGATAACGGCGGCCTTGCCGTTGTACGTTACTTGCTGGCCGGTTGTGAGTGTCATAGTCGTAAGGCCCCGAAGGGCCGTTGGGTTTACAGAGCGGCGCAAACTTCCTTCCAGTGCTTGCGCGTGGTGCGGATCGTCATCTCGGACAAAGCCACTCGGTATTCGGCTTCGGCTTCTTTTGCTGCCGCGCGGTAGTCTTCCAGTGTTGGGTATTCCCACTTCGCGTCCTCGATTTGTTCGATGCGGGCCAGCGCTTCGTCGATTCGTGCCATGTCGTCTACTCCTTAATGTGTTGGTGTGACTGAAGTATAACGCCAAATAGCCCGCGTAGGCGTTAAACCTAGCGGGCTGTAGGGTTATGGTGGTGCTGAGCTAGAGCAGACCCTTAAACGGGTGGGCGGGTGTCACAACACGTCGAGCGATGATCTCGGCGCGCCGCTGTGAGTAATACCGCTTCCAGCGTTCGCGGCTGGACAGCGGCCGGGGCTTGGGGGCGTCGGGCTTGCCGTCTGCTGGCCCCCACAGTGCGACGGCGGGGCGACCCGTCCAGCCGACGATACGGAACAGCGAGCGGTATTGCCCAATGCACGCTTTGACTTGATCTGGCGTGCTGTCCGTCCAGTCGGCTAGGTCGGCGCCAGTCATTCCGTTGCCTGCGCTGGCGAGCGCCGCAAGCAGGCGGTCACGTTTTAGCATGGCGCTTGAGGTGCTCGGGGGTGTGCACCACGATCTTTCCAGCCTCCAAGGCGTCGGTCAGATCGGCGGTGTCTTGGGCGATGCGGTCGAGCACCTTAGCCCAGCCATCCTGCGAGACGCGCAGCGTGGTGAGCCACGTGGCGTGCTCGCGCAGACGGGCGGTTATTTGGTCGTGTTCTGTCATATCTGCTCCGGCCACCGTTTCAGCGGTCGGCCTTGTGTTGTAAACGTAGCGTCTATCTGAGCGTCCAGCAGCTCATCGGCTGTCGGCGCCCAGCCGTCGCGCAGTGCCCGCAGCACGCCGGATTCGGGGCCCTGGTCACAATACGGGCTGCCGGGCCGGTGCGGGTAGTGGTAGCCGCCACACGTGCACGGCGTGTGGTCTGCGTGCCCGATGAGCTGCTGCAGCGTGCGGCGCCTAGTCCCGCAGACGGGGCAGCGGGGCCATGAGCGTTCACGGTTAGTTCGATCCGTCCGCGACACGCTCCCACTCCTTCAGCGCCGTAGCGCGCAAGTCATCAAGCGTCCCCGCGTTAAGGATCACCACATCCGGCGCGAACTCGTCGCCCGTCGTCTCGCTGGCGTGCCCCGTGCGTGGCGGCTCGTGGCCTGAGCGCACTACCTGCCAGATATGCCCGCCGAGCTGGCGGACCATGGCCGCCTCGTTGGGGAAGCGGCAGTCGGTCAGCACGTAGGTGCCGTCTGGCGTTGCCCAGTCCCAGTCGACTAGCTCCTGGCGTGCCCGCTTCACGAAGTAATCCGGGTCTTGCGCGCGGCGGTAGTCGCCCCACCACTGCAGGATCTGGCGGGGGCTGTAATTCGTGAACGCCCACTCTTCCCAGTTCTTGACACCCTTGCCGTGCTTCTGGAAGTGCCACTCTCGGAAGTCATCGTAAGCGCACGTGTCCATATTGAGCAACTCGTGAGGCAGCTCCTTGCCTTCTCGGCAGCGTAGCTCAGACTGAGGCACTCGCCACGCCTCCGCAGCCTCTCGGTACAACACGTCAGCAAACGCCAGCTTACGGGCGGGCAGCGCGTCGGCCACGGTGTCCTTGCCTGCGCCATGCAGTCCTGTTAGTGCTATTAGCTTCATTACGCTGCCCTCCACACGATAGCCACGAGCGCCGCTGCGGCAATCAGCCAAGCGCATAACACGGGTGCCCAGTGGTCGCGGGGCTTCTCGATAGGATCGGCCCAGTCACAGAATGTGCAGTCACGCATAGTGCGAGGTGTTGCGCCGTTGGGGTTTCGTTGCATTTACTCTCTCCTCTATGTGCGCCTGAGCGCACTCAACGTGATATTTATTAGCCGTGAAGTGGATGCCGTTGTGCTCGTTGCGACGCACGTACTGGGAGCCCTGGCGGATCTCAGTCTCGCAGCGTGCGCAGCGGTAGGCGTGTGGCGCTGTCCTGATCACAGTGCCACCTTATGGGTAGGCTTGCCGCCCGCGCCCATCTCCAGCGGCGTGCCGTCGCCCAGCGCGTCGGTGATCAACTGCAGGCGGTTAGTCAGCCCGGAGTGCGTGAGCACCATCAGGCGGCGGGCGTTCGAGACGGTCTGCGCGCCGATCTCGTACTTGGCCGCTGCGCGTGAAGCCGTCCAGCCGCTGCACATCACAAGCTTGAGGGCTTTATGACGGCGGGTGTCCGGGCCGATGTTAGCCACGCAGGCCAAGGCGGTGAATTGTGTTTCGGTCATGCTGTGTGCTCCTCGATAAATGCAGCGCTATACCCAGCGCCCCTAAAAAAAATATGCTCTTTCGTCCTCGGCGTGCGGTCTCCGAAAAACAACTCCCACAGCGCCAACGCGGCAGCGGGGTCTATCTCTGACGCGCAAGGGACTTCCATCTGCAAGCGGCGGTTCTTTGCGGCCGTGGTAAAGCTCTCAATACTTACACGTGACATATCTGCGCTCCGGTTTCACCGCCACACCCCCTGCAAGTGCGAGGTGACCTTACGCTCGCGGCGCCGGGGCTTTGACGGGCGGGTTGTCTTACGCTCTGCCGGTTCCTTGTGGAACACATACCGGCCGGCCGTAAGACAACCCGCCCCTTTTCCCTTGCGTAGCCAATAGCCCCGTAGAGCGCGGCGCGGTCAACGCCTGGGAAGTTCTGCTGCAACGCTGGCACCGTATCCACTCCGTCGCGGATAGCCAGCGTGATTCGATGAGATAGCGCTCTCATATTTGTGTCTTCTCCTATCTGTTGTTGGTGCGGTTAGTATAACGCCCGCTAGCACGCGTTAATGTTAAACCTAGCGGGCTGTGGGGCTTTTATTTATTTACGCAGGGCCGCACTCATGCGGAGGGACTTCTCGGCTTTCTTTAAGCCAGTCTCCGTCAGCACTATGAACGGCCCCTTGTATTGGATGTATCCCTCGTAGCGAAGCCAGAAGACGACCCGGCTAGGCACGTCCCATGCGTAGATTCGGTCGCCCAGCGCTAAGCGGCGAAGGACTTCGCTTGCGGTTTTCATTGCTGCGCCCTACGGTTAAGCAACAGCTCCGTGCCCGATTGCGTGACCTTCCAGCGGAAAGCGCCATTGCCCCTGGTGGTTAGCTTCATCTCATCTTCTCCTATCTGTTGTTGGTGCGGTTAGTATAACGCCCGCTAGCACGCGTTAATGTTAAACCTAGCGGGCTGTGGGGTTATTCAGCGATCTGTGCGTCGGTCAGCCGGGCGAGCTTTTCCACATGGCGAATGCTCCAAGCCCTGCGGGCTACGCACCTGCGCCGATTCATCAGCCGTTGGCCGTGCGCTGTGAGCGTCCAGAAGTCGCCCGAGAGAGCGATTAGCTCAAGCTCCGACAGCTCCGCAGTAGACATATACGTCTCGCTTACGTGCAGCTTTCCGTCCTCTGCGGCCTGTAGCGCTAGCCACAGGGTGCGCGGAATGCGGAACGCCATTCGCAGGCGAACCCACTCGGCCACCTGTTCGTCGGTAGCGTGGCGGCCCAGCTTCATACGGGCCTGTAGTCGTCGGGAGTTAGTCATCGCTTTTTCATCCCTTCTTCAATCAGCGCGGAGCCACGCTCTGTGAGTGTCCAGCGAACACGCATCAAGCCCTCGTTCTCAGCAGCCACAGCCCCCTTGGCGTGCAGGGTGGTAAGCGCCTTGAACGTGGCGCCGGGCAACTCGTCCACCTCGCCGTTCATAGCCTTCAGGGCAGTGCTGCCTGGGCGAGCACGCAACATCTGTAAGGCGGTCAGCTCTGCGGCGCTCGGCACGTACTGCATCTCCTTAGCACGTGCGAGGGCAAGCGCTCGGTTGGCGACGGGCAGCTCTTGGGGCGTGAAGCCGTCGGCCTCGGTCGCGTACATGGCGGACAGAATTCGGCGGGCCTCGTCATATGGGGGCATCAGGCGTACCATCGGAACGCCCGTAGTTCTCACGGCTTCGACCGGCAGTTTTCCGTGCAGCAGGATGAGCTTGAGCGCTTCGGCGGTCGGGCTGTCGGCGTCACGCTTGAGCCTTTGGATTACATAGTTAAAGTCGGCTAAAGAAGTCATAGGGTCCTTTCGTTTGATGATTAGAGAGTCTATCACAATTAAAGATATGCGGTTTTACACGGAGGGCGCTGCTACTTTGTGTATAGCAATGTTCGTAGTGGTGGCGCAGGAAGGAGCCGTAAAAATAGGTCGTAAACAGACACACCAGGAAAACTGCAACTCTTTTACTAAACGTCTATCAACTTGATAGATCCCTACAGTATTAATTACCTATATTTTTATGTTTATTGGTTTATTAAGATCTTTCTAAAGAAGAAATCTTAAGAGAATCAATAACTTAGAGATATTTTAGCTTTACTCCAAAAGTACACCAAACCTACACGAGTACACCAAACATGAAAAAGCGACCTAAACTACTCACGAGCAAGCCCCGGATCACTGTGGCTGCATCGCCCAAGCGGCTGAGTGTGGCGACGACCAAGAGCCGACGCACGACAGGCCGAGCGCTGCAGGCCGAGCGCCGAGCACTGTGGCTGGAGCGCGGGCAGTGCTGCGCGGCTTGTGGCCGGTTCGTCGAGTTCCCCGGCGGCTTTGAGCTGGACCACATCACGCCGCTGGCGTTGGGTGGCAGCGACGCGCCCGAGAACAAGCAGCTGCTGTGCGCGTGGATCGACCACGAGGGCACCAAGCAGGGCTGCCACGTGGATAAGACGCGCTCAGACGGGTCGCATGGTTGATTTGATGTGCGGCATAGGGCCGATGCCGTTCGGCTCACCACGGGCCGATTTGGGGCATTGGCGGGGCGTTGGCGGGCGGGCCGGAGGGAGGCGCAGGCATAGCCCCACCCCAAAAGTCTGGAGCCTTTCGCCGACGGAAACCGCGCTTCCCCCCTGTTGCGGAAAAAATCGCCCCCTTAACATCTGTTAACGACCAGCTTTTGTTAAGATGCTCACACCTTGTCCACATTTGTTAAGCCATGTTGACGCAAAAGAAACGCCTTTACGCCCAGGGCCGCTTGCTGGGGAAGTGCCAGACAGACGCTGCCATTTTTGCGGGCTGCCCGGCAGCCACCGCAGCTCAGGCCGCTAGCCGATATGAGAAAGACCCCGACGTGATCGCACACCTGGCGCGATTGAAGCAGGGAGAACCGGAGCCACAAGCCGTGAAGTCCAAGCGTGAACCCCGCCCCAAAGTCGAGAAGCCTCCGAAGGAAGTTGCGCCGCCCCCGGCGCCAACCGTCGCGCAGGGCGACGACCCGGTGGAGTTCATGAAAGCGATGTGGCAAAACGAAGAGGAAGACCCGAAGCTGCGGTTGGAAGCAGCCAAGGCTCACGCCTCCTTCACCCGTGCAAAGCCGGGCGAGAAGGGGAAGAAGGAGCAGAAGCAGGAAGCCGCAGAGCGTGCAGGGTCTGGTCGTTTCGGGCTACGTGCGGTCAAATAAAAATGTTGACATCAGGCAGTGCTTGCGGGACAATCCAAATAAGAACGAAACAAACAGAGGATTCTTATGGAATGGACTACGGCGCTGCCGGACTGGGAAGAACGAATCACGTCGGGCCGATCCCTAATGCCTGTTGGGGCCCTATACCCGGAGTCCGCAGCCGAAGCGGTCGACGTGTTCGGTGCGTTGACGCTGGCGGATGCACCTAATGGGCCGGAGCAACTAGGGAGCCTTAGCCGACCATGGGTTATGGAAATTGTGGAAACCCTATTTGGATCGCAGGACCCCGTCACTAAGCGTAGGCACATCACCCAGTACTTTTTATGTATATCAAAAAAGAACGGTAAAGCGCTAGCTCTCGATACGCCTATTCCGACGCCGACCGGCTGGACCACCATGGGCGACATTAAACCCGGCGACTATGTTCTCGGTGCGAATGGCCATCCCGTAGAGGTGCTTGCGGAGTCTGAAGTTTTCACAGACCACGAATGCTACCGTGTCACGTTCAGCAATGGCGAAAGCGTGATTGCCGATGCGGGCCATCTGTGGCTTACCAGTTCCCTGCGCGATGAAAAGACCAAAGTGCGTACGACTGAAGAGATCGCGGAGACTGTCAGCACGCGGTCGGATGGGGCGCGGAACCACAGCATTCGCATGCCTGACGCCGTTGACCTGCCACACGTTGACCTGCCTATCGCGCCCTACACTCTAGGCGCGTGGTTAGGAGACGGGCACACACACTCCGGCCTCCTAACAACCATGGACGAGGAAATCCTAGAGGCTATTCGTTCCGAGGGATACGCGGTTGAGTACCGGCATAACAACGGCAGCCGAGCGAGCACGTACATCATTCAGCCCGGTGACCGAAACCTCTGCCCGCGAGGGCATGACCTGACCGAACGCCGTAAAGCTTCCAAGCCGGGAACGCACGCTAAGTGCCCACAGTGCGAGCGAGCGTGGGACCATTTCCACCGCAACGGGACGCCGTTACCTCCTATTGTTCCGAGATCATTCCACGAGATGCTGAGAGAATCCGGGCTGCTTGGGGATAAGCACATCCCCGCCGCGTATCTGCGCGCGTCCAAAGCCCAGCGCCTTGCTCTGCTGCAGGGGCTAATGGACACGGACGGCACCGTTAGTAAGAACGGGGGCAACGTGGCTTTCACGACGAAGCTGGAAGGACTTGCCTCCGGTATCTCCGAGCTGCTGGCGAGTCTCGGGATAAAGCACTCAGTGAGCTTGAAGCCGTCAACTATCGGCGGGGTGGTCAAAGGCTACTATTACACGGTACTGTTCTTTGCGTACAGGGACGAGCTGCCGGTTTTTCGCTTGCAGCGAAAGCTGGACAGGATGCGCCTGAGCAGTGGCGTTAAAAACTCTGCCCGCTCAAAATCCGTGCAGATCACATCTGTGGAGAAAGTGGACACCGTCCCAACGAAGTGCATTTGTGTCGATTCCGATGACCACTTGTTTCTGTTCGGACGAACGATGTTGCCAACGCACAACAGCTCCATCGCGGGGGGCGTGATGCTTACGGCCTTGATTTTGAACCACCGACCGTCTGCGGAGTTCATGATTTTAGGTCCGACGAAAGAGGCAGCAGACAACGCATTTAAGCCGATCCGCGACATGATCAATGCTGAACCGGAGCTGCAGGACAGGTTTCAGATCCAAGAGCACATACGGACTATCACTGACCGATTGAACAAAGCCGTTTTGAAGATCGTAGCTGCAGACAGCGGAACCGTGACTGGTAAAAAAGCGACAGGCGTTTTCATTGATGAGCTGCACGAATTCGGAACCAGCCCCCGCGCAGCCCACATGCTGACGGAGGCGACGGGCGGCCTAGCGTCGCGCCCGGAAGGCTTCGTGTTTTACTGCACGACGCAATCCAGCGAGCCTCCCGCAGGCGTGTTTAAGGACAAGCTCGACTACGCCCGCCGGGTTCGGGACGGGGAAATTGTGGATAAACGGTTTCTGCCGATCATCTACGAATTCCCTCAAAGTTGGATTGACAAGAAGAAGCACTACGACCTTAAAAACGCCTACGTGACGAACCCGAATTGGGGGCTGTCTGTAGATGCAGCCTTTATGGAGCAGAAGTATCAAGAGGCACAGGCCGCAGGTATTCACGCGGTAAAGGACTTCCACAGTAAGCACTTAAACGTGCAAACGTCCATGGCGCTGCGTGCCGACCGCTGGCCCGGCGCCGAGTTCTGGGAGCAGCAAGCGCGCCCCGGCCTCACGCTTGACGAGATCCTGCGCCGGTCGGAGGTTGTGGTGGTCGGTGTGGACGGCGGTGGGCTGGACGACTTGCTTGGCCTCACTGTGATTGGGCGTGACAAAGACACGCGCGAGTGGCTCACGTGGTCGCACGCGTGGGCGCACCCGTCGGTGCTTGAACGCAATAAGCAATACGCCACCGTCCTGCAAGACTGCGCGCGTGCAGGCGACGTCACCCTCGTTGACCGCATAGGCGACGACGTGGAGCAAGTCGCGCAGATTTGCATGCGGGTATACGACGCAGGCTTGCTGTATAAAGTCGGACTGGACCCGGCAGGCGTCGGGGCTATCCTCGAAGAGCTGGGGGTTGCCGGGTTGCCGGAGGATATGCGGACCGGCGTGTCCCAAGGCTGGCGGCTCGGATCGGCCATCACCACGACGGAGCGTATGCTTGCGCAGGGTACTTTGGTACACTGTGGCCAGCCGCTCATGGCCTGGTGCGTCGGGAATGCCCGCGTCGAACAGCGCAGCAATGGTAAACTTGTGACCAAGCAGGCCAGCAGCGAAGGTAAGATTGACCCGCTGATTGCACTTTACACCGCCGTTGAGCTGATGAACCACAACCCCGAAGCCGCACAGTCTCGCGACATGGTGGACTTCCTCCGGAACCCGATCATTCTATGAAAATCCGACAGGCTCTAGCGCAGATCCTCCGGCTCGACAGCTACTCGGGCTGGCGTCGGGTTGTCCATGTGCCTAACACCGCGGGGCAGGTGGTGAACGACTTCACGGCCCTGCAGCTGTCTGCAGTGTGGGCATGTGTGCGGCTGATCTCCGAGACGATCTCCACGCTCTCCCTAGATGTGGTCGAGAAGCAACGCGACGGCACGAGCCGCCCGTCTAGTCACAATCTGCAGTTCATCCTGGGGGATATGCCCAACGCGGACACCACCTCGGCGGTGTTCTGGGAGGCTATGATCGCGGCCATGCTGCTGCGCGGTAACGGCGTGGCTGAGAAGCGCTACAACGCCGCCGGGTCGCTGGTGGCGCTGGAGTTCCTGAGCTGGGACCGCCTGAGCATTTCGCGCGACGCACAGGGCAATAGAATTTGGCGATACACAGACACCCCCGGAACCCAACGCGTGATTGCGGAGGATAAGATTTTTCGAGTACCTGGATTCACGCTGGACGGGGACTGGGGTGTGTCCGCTGTCGAGTACGGCTCCGCAGTGATCGGCGGCGCGATGGCTGCGGCCAACAGCGCGAACGGCACGTTCGAGAAGGGCCTCGCGCCCACCGTGGCGTTCAAGATGTCGAACTTCTTGAAGCCCGCCCAGCGCGAAGAGTTCCGCGAGAACTTCGACAAGATGGGAGGTGCCCTGAATGCGGGCCGCCCCGTGCTGCTGGAAGGCGGCATGGACGTCACCACGGTAGGCATCAAGCCTAGCGACGCCCAACTGCTCGAATCGCGCGGCTTCAGCGTGGAGGAAATCTGCCGCTGGTTCCGCGTGCCTCCGCACATGGTCGGCCACAGCGAGAAGTCCACCAGCTGGGGCACCGGCATCGAGCAGCAGATGATCGGCTTTCTGACGTTCACGCTGCGCCCGTGGCTCAAGCGTATCGAACAAGCTATTCGCAAAGACCTGATGACGCCCACCGAACGTGTGCGACTGAAAGCGAAATTCCAGGTCGAGGACTTGCTGCGTGCAGACTCTGCAGCCCGTGCGACGTTCTATGAGAAGATGGTGAACAACGGCATATACACCCGTGACGAAGCTCGCATCCTCGAGAACCTGCAGCCGATGGGCGGCAACGCTGCAGTGCTTACGGTAAACTCGGCCTATCAACCTATTGACTCCCTCGGCGCTTCGCCGGAGAACCCGCAGTGATGGACGCAAACGAACCGCACGAATACTTAGCCTTTCTGAAAAAATTCGAGGCTAAAAAGACCACTGACGACTGCTACACACCGCCAGAGGTGTACACCGTGGTCCGCGATTGGGCGGTGCGTGAGTATGATTTGCGGGGCCGGAGGGTGGTGCGGCCTTTTGTTCCTGGAGGCGATTACACGCGCTTCGAATATCAAACTGGGGACGTAGTCATCGACAACCCCCCGTTTTCAATATTCACCGAGATAATGCGGTTTTATGAGTCGCAAGGGGTTGACTTCTTTCTATTCGGTCCAGCGCTCACTTTGTTTAGTGGGAACACGCCGACGGCCATTATCACCGACGTGACTGTCGAGTATGAGAATGGCGCCAAGGTGGCTACATCCTTCACGACTAACCTGGATCGCGAGTCGAAGATACGGACGGCCCCCGACCTTAAGGAAGCGCTCGAAGCGGTGGTCGAAAAGAACAAACTTGCCAAGACTCTACCGAAGTACTCGTACCCTTACGAAGTCGTGACGGCGGCGCGTCTCGGTAAAATAGCTACAGTTGACTTTAAAATACCGTTTAACCATTGCGGCCCAAAGATAGGACGCCTTGAGTCCCAGAGGCCTGCCGGGAAAGGGATTTTCGGCGGCGGGTTTTTGATCTCGGAGCTGAAGGCCGCAGAGCTGAAGGCCGCAGAGCTGAAGGCCGCAGAGCTGAAGGCCGCAGAGCTGAAGGCTGCGAAAGAAATTACAGTGTGGGGGTTGTCCGACGCTGAGCGATCGACGGCCCAGGCACTCGGGCAAAACACAACCGGAGATAACTGATGCGCAAGGGACTTCCTAAATCGCGTTTTCGCTTTGAGCTGTCGGCCCTGGCGCTGGAGCGTTGGACGCCCACCGTCCAGGCTGCCGCAGTGGACCCTGCCACGTCCATCACCATCTACGACCAGATCGGTGAGGACTACTGGACGGGAGAGGGCACGACCGCCAAGCGAATCAGCGCGGCGCTGCGTGCTGTCGGCGACAAGCACGCCACCGTGTACATCAACAGTCCTGGCGGCGACGTGTTCGAAGGCCTGGCGATTTACAACCTGCTGCGCGAGCACAAGGCGGGCGTGACGGTTAAGGTGGTGGGCGTGGCAGCTTCTGCGGCATCCATCATTGCGATGGCGGGCCAACGTATCGAGATTGGCCGCGCCGCGTTCTTCATGGTGCACAACTCTTGGACTGTAGCTGTCGGCAACCAGCACGACTTCCGCGAGGTGGCCGACTGGCTGGCACCGTTCGACAAGTCGCAGGTGGATATCTTCACGGCCCGTACCGGCGTGGACGCCAAGCGGATCGAGAAGATGCTCGACGCGGAGACGTGGATCGGCGGACAGGAAGCTGTGGATGTGGGCTTCGCTGATGCACTGCTCCCCGCCGACGAGGTGGTCGAGGCCGAAGAGGCCCCCGCCGCTGCAGCCGTGCGCAAGCTGGAAAACTCTTTGCGTGCCTCTGGACTGAGCCGCAAAGAGGCTGCTACACTTATATCTGATTTCAAAGCAAGCCTGCGCGATGCTGGCGAGCCTGAAAAACCCGGCATGCGAGATGCTGCCGACCTTGCCACTGTGGCCGCTAAGGCTGCATCTCTAACTTCCATTCTGGAGATTTGAACATGTCCGATATGCAAACCGTCCAAGCCGCCTTGGACAAAGTAACCGACCAGCTGAAAGAGCACGCCACTCGCGCTGCATCTGACCGCGAAGTCAACGCCAAGCACAAGCAGGACGTCGACCAGCTGCTGACCGCACAAGCCGAGCTGAAAGCCGAAGTGCAGGCGATGGCACAAACTATGGACAAGGTGAGCAAGCAGACCCAAAAGCCTGCCGCCGCTCTGACCCCCGGCCAAGCGTTCACATCGACTGACGGTTTCAAGGCTTTCGCGGCGAACGGCTCCGGCAAGTACAAGGCCCCTGTGAAGGCCGCCATTACTTCCGGCGATACGTCTGCGGGCACTCTGGTGCAGCCTCAGCGCATCGGCCTGCTGCAGCCTCAGAACCAGCGCCTGTTCCTGCGCGACCTGCTGACCTGGGGTCGCACCACCTCGAACGCTATCGAGTACGTCAAGGAATTGCTGTACACGAACAACGCCAACGTGGTGAGCGAGCTGGCAACCAAGCCGCAGTCTGACCTGACTTTCGAGCTGGAATCCGCACCTGTGGCGACCATCGCCCACTGGATTCGCGCATCGAAGCAGATCCTGGCTGACGCCCCCATGCTGCAGTCCTACATTGACGGTCGTCTGATGTACGGTCTGAAGCTGAAGGAAGAGCAGCAGCTGCTGAAGGGCTCCGGCGTCGGTTTGAATCTGAACGGTATTTACACCCAGGCTACGCAGTACGCGAACCCCGGCGTGGTCGTGCAGAACGAAACCGCCATCGACCGACTGCGTATCGCGATGCTGCAGGCTGCATTGTCTGAATACGACGCGGACGGTATCGTGCTGTCGCCTATCGACTGGGCAACCATCGAGCTGACCAAGACCACCGACAACGGTTATTTGTTCGCTTCGCCTACCGGTTTGGCCGTTCCCGGCCTGTGGGGCCGCCCCGTGGTTGCCACCCAGGCTATGGACGCTGGCGACTTCCTGGTCGGCGCGTTCGCGATGGGCGCTCAAGGCTGGGACCGCGAAGACGCGAACGTCGAAGTGTCGCTGGAGGACGGCTCGAACTTTACGCAGAACGCATCGACCATCCGTTGCGAAGAGCGTGTCGGTCTGACCGTTTTCCGACCTGAAGCTTTCGTCAAGGGCGCCTTGACCGGCTCCTAATCGGCTAGCGTAGAATCGGAGGGGCCAACCGGCCCCTCTTTTTATTTGGAGACCGAACCGTGCCCTACATCGCAATCGAAGGCTTCGAGCACTTGAAGCGCTACCGCAAAGGCGACATGATCGACGACACCCTGTCGCCCAGCACCCTGAAGAAGCTGGAGCAACGCAAGCTCATTGCCCCAGCCAACCACCCCACAAAGGCCACTGGCACACCGCAGTCTGCATCGCCAGTGGCCCCAGCCTCACCCGAGCAGACATCCAAGCCGTCAAAGCGTGGCGCGAAGCGGGCGAAGGCCGAGGGGTCATCGTCACCAACAACACCTGGGAACTAGCCCCGTGGGCTGACGCTCTCGTGGCTGTGGACGCTTCGTGGTGGGATATCCACAACCCGGAAGGATTTACCGGCTCGCGTTGGTGTCACACGCCGTATCCCGGAACGCACCGCTTCCTGCCGCTGGCATTCGTGAATAGCGGCGCTGCGGCTTTGGAGCTGGCCCAGCAGGCCGAGTGCAAACGCGCAGTGCTGCTAGGCTACGACATGGGCTACGCCCAGGACGGTAAGCGCCACTGGCACGCGGACCACACCGGCCCCGGCGGCAACGCTGGAGGGATCGACAAGTGGCCCGCGCTGTTCAATCGCACCGCGCCCAGGCTGCGCGGCATGGAAGTGCTGAACGCGTCCCGCGTATCAGCGCTGACCCAGTTCAAGAGAGTAGACTTACATGAGGCTCTGCGTATTGCGGTCTAGCCGGGAGTACACCCCGGCGCACGTGCAGTGGTTAGCCCGGCAGGTTCCGGAGCTAGTCGTGCTGTCCGATGTGGATGTGCCCGGCGTCGAGCGCATACCGTTGCAGCACGACTGGCCGGGCTGGTGGGCCAAGATGGAAATGTTTCGCCCTGACATTCCCGGCGACGTGCTGTATCTGGACCTGGACACCGTGGTGCTCGGCGACTTGGCGCAGTTCGAGGGGCACGCCGACAGCCATGGCGTCTCGGACTTCTACCACCACAAGCCACTGCAAAGCTGCTTTATGTGGCTCACCGAATCCGACCGGGCGCGCGTCTGGGAATACTGGATGCGTGACCCAGCGGGACACATGCGACGCGCCGTCACACGTGAATGTTGGGGCGACCAAGGGATCATCGGCGAAGCGCTGCCAGACATTAAGCGTTGGGGTCCGGAGGTCGTGAGCTACAAGGTCCACTGCCGTCAGCGAGGCCTACCGCCGCCCGGCGCATCTGTGGTATGCTTTCACGGACAGCCCCGACCCTGGGGCGTGAAACACCCTTGGATACTCACATGCTGACCCTCGACGAAGTAAAGCTGCATCTGCGAGTAGATCACGATGCTGAAGACGATCTGATCGAGCAGTATATGGACGCTGCGCACGACTACGTCGAGGAGTTTCTGAACCGCCTCGTCCCGTGGGACGTGACTAGCGACAAGCCCGACGGCGTGTACCCCGCCGCCGTCCGCAATGCCGAACTGCAGCTGATCGGCGGTTCGTATGCTAACCGCGAGGACCGTTTCGTCGGCACAATCCAGACAGCGAACCCGGCGACCATCGCGCTGCTGTTCCCCTATCGCAAGGGCCTCGGCGTATGAAAGCCGGAAAGTTGCGCCACCGCGTCGCGATCTGGGAGATCAAAGAGTCGCAAGACCCGAACACTGGCGCGATGGTTCGCACGTGGGTCGAGTATGACAAGCGCTGGGCGGAATACGTGGCCGCTTCGGTGCGCGAGTTCATCGCAGCCGCGTCTACTCAGTCCGAGGTGCGCGGACGGTTCGTGCTGCGGGCGGACGACGGTATCAAGCCGACGATGCGCATTGAGCACCGAGGTAAGATTTATGACATTCTCGGCGTGATGCCCGACCCCGACAGCGGGCAGGAATACATTACGTGCGCCGTAAGCGAGGGGGTGATTCGTGTTTGACGCTAAGTTTACCGGTATGGAACAGCTGATCCGCAAGTCTCGCGGGCTGTCTCATGCCGTCCGCGTCAGATTAGCGCGTAATGCCGTCGTGGCTGGCGCCCAACCGATCAAGAAGCAAGCGCAGCGAAACGCCCAAGGGCTCGACGACCCAGAGACTGGGCGTTCGATTGCTAAAGGCGTAGCTGTGCGCTACCGCAAGAAACTGTCGGAGCAATCCGGCAACCCGACCGCGTCGGTGGGCGTGCTGTACGCTCGAGGCCGAATCCCTAAAGGTAACCCAGACCTGCCGGAAAATATAGGACATTGGCACCTGCTAGAACTGGGCACCGAGAAGATGGCAGCCCAGCCGTTCCTCAAGCCTGCCGCTCTCCAAGCAGCCCAGCAAGTTCCGCAGGCCGTCGCCGCGAACCTAGAACGCGGAATTGACCGGGAGCTGAAGAAACTATGAAACCCCCAGTCTTCCCCGTCCTGTCCGCAGACCCCGGCGTGCGAGCCGTGCTGACCGCCGACGGCGTGACGCGCGTTTTCCCCTTCGGCCAAGCGCCTGAGAACGTGCGCGACCCGTACTGCGTGTGGCAGCTCACCGGACAGCCGGAGAATCTGCTGGGCAACCAGCGCCCCAAAGTCGACTCGTATTCGGTACAATTCGACGTGTATGGCACAACGGCGGTCAGCGTGGAATCCGCAGGCGATGCGATCCAAGCGGCAATCGAAGGCCACAACCTTTCCACCGTAAGCAGCTACGGCGGCACGACGCGCGACTCGGAAACAGGCCGATACCGCTACTCGCTGACAGCTGACTGGTGGGTTCCCCGATCTTAACCACTGGAGGACACCTGAATGTCTATCCCAACCCAAGGCACCGACGGATTCATTCTCGTGGAATCCGAAGACAGCGCAGGCGTAATGGAGGTCTTGAGCCTCGGTTGCGTGACCAGCATTGACCCCGGCACCGACTCGACCGACCAGATCGACGACACGTGCCTGTCGGTGCGTACCACGCGAACCTACATGCCTGGTCTGACGACCCCCGGCGCGGGTTCTATCAACCTGAACGCCGACCCGAACGAGCCTTCGCACTTGAAGCTGTTCGAGCTGTCCAAGACCAAGAAGGTAATCAAGTTCGCTATCGGCTGGTCTGACGGCCCCGAAACCAGCGTGCCTACGGTGAACAGCAACGGTGACGATTTCGTGCTGCCCACCGACCGCACATGGAACGTCTTCGAAGGCTACGTGGCAGGCTTCCCCTTCAACTTCGCACAGAACACCGTGGTTCAGTCCGCGGTGTCTATTCAGCGAAGCGGCGATAACTTCTGGTATCCGAAGGTTTAACGCATGGACCTCGCAGCTCTGAAGGCTGCGGGGGCTTTCGTAGCCCCCGAGCCGGTAAAAGAATCCGTGACCTGGAACGGCCACACGTTTGATGTGTGGATCAAACCCGTGTCGTTTGCCGACAGCGAGAAGATGATCTCGGCGATGGCCTCCGGCGACTCCGCGCGCGGCGCGCTGGTGCTGTCGAATTCGATCCTGCTGGGCGAAAACAAAGAGCCCTTGAGCTACGAAGACGCGCTGAAGCTAGAGCCATCCCTCGGCATGGCGCTGGTGCAAGCCGTCCAGAAGGTTAAAGACCGCCCAAAAGCCTGACCCCGGAGGACGAGGTCTGGTGTGAACTGGCCCTCGCTCTCGGGGGCCGAACTATTTACGAACTCAAGTCGGCCATGACCGTGGACGAGTTTCACACGTGGTTGATGTACCGCCGTAAGTGGAGTATCTCCCTGCACCGTAATGTGGAGTTCGGCGCAGCGGTGACGGCGCAGGCGATGCGAGGCGGCAAGCTCGCAGACTACCTGCCTAACCGTGGCGAGGCGACACCCGTGCAAGGTGAGCCGGTCACTGTCGAACAGGCAATGGCGCTTATGCCAGGAAAGAAGATGCGGTAAGATATGGCCTGCACAGGATGCGCCCGACGGCGCCAGCTCATAAAGGACTATCTGCATGAACTCCGCCGAAGAATTGCAGGCCACCATCGCCAGCCAACAAAAGACGATCGCCCAACTGACGGCGACCGTCGCTCAACTGACGGCGGCCCTGCTAGACGCGGGTGACGACGACGACGCGCCCGATGCCCCGCAGTACCTGAGCGGGAGGGCTAACTGATGGCAACTAGCCGCTCGCTGGGAACACTCACGATCGACCTACTCGCTAGGGTGGGAGGCTTCGTCGACGGCATGTCCAAAGCTGAGCGGGAGGCCGACCGCAAGGGCCGTGACATTTCCCGCAAGCAGAAGGAACGCGCCAAGGAAGTAGAGAAAGCGTGGAAAGACACCACGGATAACATCGGTCGAATCCTCGGCGCTGTGGGTGCGGCAGTGGCAGGCGGGGCGCTGTTTCAGAAGATCGCCACGGAGACCGCAAACGCTCAGAAAGAACAAGCGCTTTTAGCCGCCGCGCTGAAGGCTACCGGCAATGCGGCAGGATATTCTCTACCTCGGCTAAATGAAATGGCCGGTGCGCTGGAAGCTATGACGACTTTCAGCGCGGGGGAAGTGAACCAAGCGCAAACCGTGCTCTTGGGTTTCACGAACATCGCGGGGGAGCAACTACCCAAGGCCCTAGAGCGCGCCGCCGACTTCGCCACGCGTACCGGCGTGAGCATTGCTAGCGCTGCCGAGACGATGGGCCGGGCTCTGGACATCCCTAGCGCGGGTATGGTTTCGCTCCAGCGCCAAGGGTTCAAGTTCTCGGAGTCGCAGATCGAACTCGCCAAGCAGATGGAGCAGACGGGTCGCTTAGCGGAAGCGCAGCAGCTCGTGTTCGACGCGCTTGACGAGACCTACGGCGGCGCAGCTGTGGCTGCCCGCGATACCCTGGGTGGGGCATACACGGCGCTGCAGAACACTATCAATTCGCTGCTGACGGGAGAGGGGGGTTCCTTCCGTGAGCTGCAAAACTCTATAAATAGCCTAACCGCTACGCTGTCCAGCGAGCAGACTCGAGCCGCGTTTGCTACGTTCACATCGTGGGTAGCGTCGATGGCGAACAGCGTAGTGCAAGCCGCCGCCGTGATGAATGACGCCGGGTTGTGGGGTTGGCTGTCGGTTAGTAATAAAGAAACGCAAGACCTGCAGGCCACGTACAACGAAGTCAGCAGCACGATTCAGAAGCTGAAGAAACAACGCGCGGAACTTGACCCGTCGAAGTCCACAGCCAACAAGATCAACGACTGGTTGTTCGGAGATGTGGGGGACCTCGACCGTCAGATTGCCGTTCTGGAAGGAAAGCTGAAGGGCGTGCAGTCTCGCCTGAATCAGAACTCTATGCCCTCGGGCGCCGCGCCATCTCTGGTGACTGCTCCCGACCTGCCGTTCTCGACGCCGTCTAGTGTGAACCTAAAGGATGGCGCGGCGCGGGGCAAATCCTCCGGCAAGTCCCAGATGGAGAAGGACGCCGAAGCGGCGGCCAAGTACCTGGAGAACCTGAAAGCTTTAGCGGCCGGGCGCAAAGACCTGAACACCGCAGAGCAGTTGGCATACGACCTGCAGACCGGCAAGCTCAAGCTCGACGAGAAACAGCGTGAAGTGTTCGCGCTACTGGCTGACGAGGCGGACAAGTACAAAGATGCGCAGATGGCGGCGGCGCAGGAGCAAGAGCGCATGAACCGCTTGTTCTCTGAGGGCGCGTCGCTGACTGATGCCATGCTCACGCCCACGGAGCGATACGCCGAACAGATTCACCGCCTGAACGAACTTATGGGCGCGGGGACTATCGACGCAGAGACATACGCGCGCGCGGTCGATAAGTACTACAAGGATATGACTGACCAGTCCACCGACTACACCAAGCAGGCTGCGGAGAACATTCAGAACCTGCTTGGTGACTGGCTGTATGAGGGCCTGCAAGGCAACTTCAACGACATACTGCGCTCGTTTGTGCAGATGCTGCTCAAGATGGAAGCCCAAGCGCTGGCAGCAAACATCATGGGCTCGATATTCCCCGGCATGGGTGGGGGCGGCGGAGGCTCGCTGCTGGGTGGATTATTCGGTGGCCTGTTCGGCGGTGGTCGTGCCCACGGCGGCACTGTGAGTCCCGGCAAGCTGTACGAAGTGAACGAACAAGGCCCCGAGCTGATCACGTCCGGCGGCAAGACCTACTTGATGGCCGGATCGCAAGCGGGATATGTGACGCCCGCAGCGACCGCCAGCACTACAGCGGGCGCGGGAGGAGGCCTAACCGTGAACGTCCCGGTATCCCTAACGGTTGACAGCGGAGACGACCCCGCAGCCGCACGTGGTTTCGGCGAGTCACTCGCCCGCGCCATGAAAGCTACCGCTCAGGAAGAAATCACACGCGCAAGCCTGCCCGGAGGTCAGCTGTGGGCAATGCGCAACGGTCGAGGATAAGCATGGAAACATTTGATTTTTGCCCGCGCATCAACCCGACCGGGCAGACGACGTTCCGAAACCGAGTAGCTCAGTTCGGCGACGGGTACGCCCAGCGTGTGGGGGACGGCATCAACACGCGCAAGGAGTCATGGCCGCTAGAATTCCTCGGCAGCGCGGAGTACATCGCGCCGATCAAGGCGTTTCTTGACCGCCACGCGGGGCACGTGCCGTTCGTGTGGGAGGCTCCGTTGGGCGAGCAGCGCGAATACGTCGCGCCGGAAGGCTACACGCTGACGGCGATGGGCGGAGACGCATACACATTGTCCGTTACGCTCGTGGAGAACAACCCGCTATGGCAATAGAATCCGACATTCAAAAGCTAGACCCTGGCAGTATTGTCGAGCTATTCGAGCTGGACGCCACGGGGCTGGGCGGCAGCGTGATCCGATGGGCGAATGACGCCGGGTTCGACGGAAACGATATTCGGTGGCAGGGGAACGAATATTCTCGCTACCCCATCCAAGCTTCAGGCTTCGAGCGTACTAGCCAGGGCACAATGCCCCGCCCGCGACTAAGCGTGGCTAACGTGTCAGGACTCATAGGCGCGCTGACTCGAACGCTTGACGACTTGCTAGGCGCCAAGGTCACCCGCAAGCGCACGTTTGCCAAGTATCTCGACGGCCAACCGCAGGCCGATCCTAACTGCCACTTTGCCGACGAGGTCTATTTCGTAGACCGCAAATCCGCAGAGAACGGCATCTTTATCGAGTTCGAGCTGTCTAGCGCGTTCGATGTGCAGGGAGTAAAGCTACCCCGCCGCCAGTGCATCCAGAACACATGCGTGTGGAAGTACCGAGGCGCAGAGTGCGGCTACACCGGCGGCCCTGTCGCAGACAAGAACGACATCCCTACGTCGGACCCGGCTAAAGACCAGTGCGGCAAGCGGCTCAAGAGCTGCAAGATGCGCTTCGGCGAATATGCAGAACTGCCTTTCGGCGCTATGCCCGGAGTCGGTTTGATCCGCTAGAATAGGCGGCATGGAACCGACACCCGCCGTCCTTGAAGCTATCCGGCAGCACGCCGCGCAGGAGTACCCCCGCGAGTCTTGCGGGCTGATTGTCGTCAAGCGCGGCAAGCAGCAGTATGTACCTGTACGCAATGTCGCCGAGTCCGCAGCCGAGCACTTCGTGATGTGCCCTGAAGGGCAGGCGGCGGCAGAAGACCAAGGCGAGCCGATCTGCGTGGTCCACAGTCATCCCAACCTGCCACCCGTTCCGTCCGAAGCGGACCGCGTAGGTTGCGAGCGCTCGGGGTTACCGTGGCTCATCGTGAATTGGCCGACCGGCAGTTACCACATCTTCGAGCCTTGCGGCTACGTTCCGCCGCTGTATGGCCGCAACTTCCACCATGGTGTGCTCGACTGCTACACGTTTATCCAGCAGTACTACCGGCAGGAGTTAGGGTTGATGCTGCCCGACTTCGACCGAGACGACGAGTGGTGGTTAAAGGGGCAGAGCCTATATCTTGAGGGGTTCGGGTTTGCCGGATTTTCTGAGGTCGGCAGCAAGCCCCGCAAGCATGACGTGTTGCTGATGCGTGTAGCCAGCCCTGTGCCGAACCACGGGGCGGTGTACCTTGGCGACGGCCTGATCGGGCAGCACTTGATGGGCAGATTGTCCAGCAAAGACGTATATGGCGGGTGGTTCGAGAAGATCACAACGCACGTTTTGCGTCACCGGAGTTTGATGTGAAAACCGTAATGCTTTATGGGTTTCTGGGTAAGCAGTTCGGGCGCGTGCACCGCCTCGCCGTGCGCTCCCCGGCGGAAGCTGTGCGGGCACTGTCTTGCACGCTGGACGGCTTCAAGCAAGCGCTGATAGATGGCGGAGCATACCGCGTGGTGATCGGCGGCAAGCAGGAACTAGACCGCAAGCGAGTAGCCGACCCGGTGTCAGACGCGGAGACCATTCGGCTGGTGCCAGTTGTGTCGGGGGCGGGGCGGGGGTTAGGGACGGCGATTCTGGGTGCGGCTTTGTTTGTTGCGGCTCCATACGCGGCAGGTTTTGTGATGGCGAACACGGCGGCCGTGGGGCTGGCAGTAGGCATAGCGACCTACGGCCCTATGGTCGGCGCAGCGCTCGTGCTGTCTGGCGCGTCACAGATGCTGTTCTCTCCGAAGCAAACCGGGGGCCAAACCGCAGACCGCCCCGAGAACAGCCCGTCCTTCTCCTTTGACGGCGCCGTGAATACCGCAGCCCAAGGCAACCTTGTGGCGGTGTGCTACGGCGGCCCGATTCTGGTAGGCTCTCAGGTTATTTCCGCAGGTCTAAGCGTGGAGCAGATTTAATGAAACGAAGCATTCGAGGTGCAGGCGGGGGCGGCAAGGGCGGCGGGGGCGGAGCGGCCCGCGCGCCCGTAGAGTCGCCCGACTCGCTGCGCTCCAGGCAGTATGCGCGCGTGCTGGACGCTATCAGCGAGGGGGAGATCGTCGGCCTGAAGGACGGGCTTAAGTCTGTGTATCTCGACGACACCCCCGTGATGAACCCTAACGGGTCGTTGAACTTTCAGGGCGTGACGTTGCTGACCCGAACGGGAACGCAGACTCAGCCCTACGTTCCCGGTTTCGGGGCCGTGGAATCTGAGCAATCTGTCGGTATCGAAGTGCGTAACGACCTCCCCGTGGTACGCACTATAACGAACAACTTAACAAACGCCGTGCGGGTGACCGTGTCGGTCCCTCAACTCACCTACCAAGATCCCAATACGGGGGACATTTCCGGCGCAAACGTGGATATTGCGGTCGACGTACAGAGCGATGGGGCAGGGTTTGTTACTATTTATACTGACACGATCGGCGGGAAGACAACAAGCCGATATAACCGGTCGTATCGAATCAATTTAGATACTCCCGGAGCGTGGGACGTTCGGGTCCGTCGGCTGAGCCCCGATAGCACGGGGTCGAATCTACGAAATTCGGTGTTCTGGTCAAGTTACACCGAGATCATCGACGTTAAACTGCGCTACCCAAACACTGCGCTGGTGGCGCTATCGGTAGACGCCGAGCGCTTCCAGTCTATCCCTCGACGGGGCTACGAGATCTTAGGGCTCAAGGTCAAAATCCCCAGCAATTACGACCCGTATGCCCGCATGTACGACGGTGCGTGGGACGGCACGTGGACGGTCGATTGGACGAATAACCCTGCATGGTGCTTCTACGACATGCTCACTAACCCGCGCTACGGTCTGGGCGAGTACGTGTCGGGAGACCAAGTGGACAAGTGGGGGTTGTACCAGATCGCACGCTATTGCGACGAGCTGGTGCCTGACGGATATGGCGGGATGGAACCGCGCTACACGTGTAACGCTTACATTCAGAGCCGCGAGGACGCTTACGCGTTGCTCTCCAGCATGGCGTCGGCTTTCGGAGGCGTCGCGTACTGGTCTGGCGAGACGGTCGTCGCTACGCAAGACGCACCCCGCGCGCCAGTGAAGCTGTATACCGCAGCCAACACGGTAGGCGGGTTCAACTACTCGGGGTCTAGCCTCAAGACCCGACACACCGTGGCGCTTGTCACGTGGAACGATCCCAAAGACCGTAGCCGACAAAAAATTGAGTACGTAGAAGACCCGGAGGGCATAGCAAAGTACGGCATTGTGCAGACCGAGGTGATCGCCTTCGGCTGCATGTCGCGGGGGCAGGCCCACCGCTTCGGCAAAGCTATTCTGTACTCAGAGCGGATGGAGGGCGAGGTGGTCAGCTTCCGAACGGGGCTCGACGGCATGGACATAATGCCTGGCGACGTGATCGCCACGAGCGACCCCGTGCGTGCGGGGGTCCGCGTGGCCGGACGACTGAAAGCAGCAACGGCGGAAGAACTCACGCTAGACAGTACGGTCACGCTCGCACCCGGCAAGACCTACACCGCATGGGCTGTGCTGCCGAGCGGCGAAGTGCAGACCCGCAGCGTGACTACAGGAACCGGAGAAACAGACACGCTCGACGTGTGCCCCCCTTTCGATGAGGTCCCGCAGAGTCATGCGATGTGGGCTTTGGCGGCCAACGATCTAGTGCCCGAGCAGTGGCGCGTGATCAGCATCAAAGAGGCCGACGGCATTCTGGCTGAGATCACGGCGATGTCGTACCGCGCCGACAAGTACGACGCTATCGAGCGGGACGTGATTCTAGAACCTCTGCAGACTAGCTACCTCGACGCCGGAAGCCGCACGCCGGAAGACCTGAAGATCACCGAGTCTCTGTACTTGATAAACCCAGCGGTGGTGGGTGCCCGAGTCACAGTGTCGTGGTCCGGGGACGCGTCGTATTATGAGGTGCAGTACCGCCGCAAGGGGAACAACTGGACCGTGCTGACGACGCGGAACCCTTCGATCGATATTCAGCCTGTAGACCCAGGCACCTACGAGTTTGCCGTCGTGGCGGTGAACGCTGCGGGCGTCCGCAGTCAGCCCGCGTTTGCGACCGTCGAGGTGTACGGCAAGTACGCTTTGCCCGAAGACGTCGAAGGCTTCTCGGTTATCAAAGTGCAAGGCGTGGCCGTGGCGAGCTGGTATCAGCACCCAGCGCTTGACGTGCAAGTTGGCGGTGAGATTTTTATTCGATTCTCCCCGCTGCTAGAGGATGTCACTTGGAACGACGCGTATGTGCTCGACAGCTTCCAGGGCGGCATGGTGTCGGGCCTGCTGCCGCTGATGACCGGCACGTATTTTGCTAAAGCGAGAGACTCCACTGGGAACTGGTCAGCTAACGCCGCGTCGTTCGTCGCCACCGAAGGGATGGTTACAGGGTTCTGGACAGTCGGCATAACTGAGCAGGCCCCGGCTTTTGCGGGCACGCGAGACGGGACGGCGGTGGTCGCGGGGGGCGTTCTGATCCTTGACGGGTCTCAGACCATAGACGAGATGACGGTGCCCGTCGACGAGTGGCCCATGATTGACAATCTCGGGGGCGTGCGCGGAGAGGGCCGCTACGACTTCGATGAAGTGTTCGATCTTGGCAGTGTTGCGACGCGCAGGTACGAAGCTGACATTCTCTATACAAGCTACAACACGGGCGACTTTATTGACGCTCGGACGGGCAGCATCGACTCATGGGACAGCTTCGATGGCGACGTGATCAACGACTGCGACATCACTTTGTACTGTCAGCACACAGATGATATGGAAACTTGGAGCGAACCCACGCCGTTTTTTGTGGCAGATTTCACATGCCGAGCGATGCGTTTGTGGGTTGTTCTGGAGAGCGCGAACCCGACGCACAATATCGCTATCACGCGGTTAACCGTTCGGGCTAAAATACCCGCAGAGTAAAGGAGTCACACTGTGGCACAACACGACTACATTCTTGAGAATCAGCCGGGGGCTGCGTTCCGAGCCGACCTGAACGAAGCTCTGCAAGCTATCGTTTCTCAGAACTCGGGAGCTACGGAGCCCAGCCCGTCGTACCCGTTCCAGTGGTGGGCGGATACGACAGCGGGGGTTCTGAAGCAACGTAACGCCGGTAACAACTCGTGGCTGCCTGTATTGCGTTTAGATACGGGCGCCGCAGTAAACGGCACCCCGAGATTCACAGAAGCCCCGCCTAATTATTCAGGTGACGAGATCACGGTAACCACGCCCCACCTCCGAAAGATGGTCTGGGATGAAGCGCAAGGAAAGTACGTTCGCGCACCGTGGCATCAACCTTGCCAGCTTTTCTTTAGCTACGATAACCCCGTCTCTATTCCCGGAGCACTGCCTGTCCGGGCCGACGCACTATGGGACCAAGCCGACTTTCCTGATGTAGTAGAGCGTCTGGGGTTATCCGGCACCGGTACGTTCACACTCGTGGAAGCGCGAGGTGAGTTTGTGCGGGTACTCGACAACGGGCGCGGCAAAGATGTTGGGCGCGTTTTGCGTAGCAACCAAGCTAGTTCTATCGGGCCTCACAGGCACAATCTAGTTTTTGGAGGAAGTGCCGGGATTGCAATGCCGTCTCCGGGTGCGTACACCACGGGAGGTGGCGGTACAGCAATAGCTGGTGCGCTTCTTTGGAACGGGGCAGCGCTATCTTACGCCACGGATACGGGGTCGAACATTGGCTCTGACACATACCCTAGCAACTTAGCTTTCCCCCTCTGGATGACGTACTAATATGAACACAATTTTTCACTTCTTTGATGAGAAGACTGGGTACTACACCGGATCTGCACCCGCGCCCATTAACCCGCTGACTGGGGTGGATGCCGCGCCCAACCCAGCAGTCGTATATGTTGGTGAGCTTCCGGACTTCGACGCCTCCACGCAGTCTTTGCGACGCGCAGGGCAGGGGGTAGTTCAAGTGGTGCCAAAGCCAAAGGATCTGGAACCTGAGCAACCAGAGCAGACACTGGAGCAATTGCGCGCTAGAGCGACGGGGCTTGTGAATGACTGGCGGCAATGGAAAGAGCGGCAAGACATTGTGTTTGAGCATGCGGGGCGTACGTGGGACGGCGGTCTTACAACTCGTCAGCGTTTGAAGCCTGTGCTCTCTCTGTCGCAGCTTCCCGACGGGTTTTTCTGGACAGATCGTGAAAACAATGATGTGCCTGTGACTCTGTCTGACCTAATTAGCTTAGCCGCTGCGCACGAAGAGTCGTTGGTATTTGCGGGTTTCGCCATTCATACCGCGCAGAGGCGACTTAAAACCGAAATCGGCAGTATGTCCCGAGAAGAGCTAGATGAGTTCATCCTAGACGGGCCAGAGTCTCGGATGTAAACTCTACGGCATGACGCCGCCCCCACAGCTCGACTTAGCGACCGCCTTGACGGCGGTTTTCGCCGTTCTATTCGGCCCGCAGCTCGCCGCGTATGTCGGCCCCTACGCTGTGATTATGATCGGCGCCACGGTGGGGGCTGCGTGGTCACTGGGCCGCCGCCCCGTCACATCTCGTAGCAACGCTATCAATTACTTTCTGTTGATGACGTTCACGGCTCTTATACTGACTGTACCCTTGTCCGAGTGGCTGGGTGCGAAACTGGGCAGTGAAGACAGCCGTTATCTGTTCGCCCCTGTGGCTATGTTCATTGGCGGGGTGGGCAGCGACTGGCCCACACTGGTTCGGTGGTTGGGTCGTAGGGCGCTGCGGCTGATTGAACGCCGAGCGGGCGTCGGAGGCGACGACAAATGAACCCCATTCACATGGCTCTACTGAATTTCTTTCTATGCGGCGGCATATTCTGGTCGTGCATCTGCCGCTTGAACTCCGAACACTCTAAGCAGCACCGAAGCGTGCGTGCCCGCTATGTGATCTTGCTCACGGGTTCGATGGTCCACGGCCTGCAACCCACGCTGCTCGGCACGTGGCCGGGAGCCGGGGGCACAGTTTTTAGTGCGATGGTCCTGGCGTTCTTGGGCCTGAGCATGCACCGATGGAGAAAACCCCATGACGTTTCCACTGATGGCGACAGTCGGGCTCATGCGGACTAGCCCGGACGGCATCTACCTGATGCACAAATATGAGTCGTGTCGTCTGACGGCTTACCCCGACCCGGCAACAGGCGGCGCTCCGTGGACTATTGGCTGGGGGCACACTGGGCGAGACGTGGTGCCCGGCATGACGATCACCCAGGCTCAGGCAGACCGCATGTTCGAAGACCGCCTAGCGCGGGAGTTCGAGCCTGGGGTACGCGATGCAATCGCCGGGTCGCCTGTGAGCCAAAAAGAATTCGACGCGCTGGTGTGCTTTGCCTACAACGTGGGGTTGGCGAACCTGCGCAGCTCTACGCTGCTTAAATGCGTTCGGGCTGGAGGCAAGAAAGGCGCGGCTAATCAGTTCTTGCGCTGGGATAAAGCTGCAGGCAAACGTATGCTGGGGCTGTACCGCCGCCGCGTGAGTGAGCGCGCGTTGTTTCTCGGGACCGGCGCAGAACAGGCGTATGCGGAAGGGCAGGCAGTGAGGACTCTACCGTGAAACTCACACTTGCAGCTTCTGCCGTGGCGCTAGCCCTCGGCGCCCTCACCGCGTCACACTTCACGGCCCTTCGGTGGTCTGGAAAGCTCGACGCCTTGAAGATCGAATATCAACAGCGTGAGCACGCCGCCGAGCGCGCGGCTGTTGACCGTGAAAAACAATGGGCTAGGGGCCTGGAGGATGCAAACCGTGAAGCTGCTAAACAACTTGAAGATGTGCGCAAGTCTGAGCGTGCTGCTGCTGATAGCCGGGTGCGCAAAGCCGCTGCCGAGTATGCCCGACGTCCCGCCGCTGCCGACGACAGCACGCCAGACGACCGAGCCGCCGTGCTCGCCGAGCTGCTTGCAGATGCTGACGAACTCGCGGAACGAATGGCAGCAGCGGCTGATGAATCGCGGGTGAGGGGGCTTGCGTGTGAACGGGCCTATGACTCGCTGCGCGTCACGGAATGACGGACGGCCCCTAGGGGCCGTTTTGTTTTAGTGCACGAATGGTATCCGCTCTCGGTCAACACCCCAAGCCTCCAGCCTGCCCGCCCGCACACCTGCGGAGCATCGCAGCCGCAGGCCTTGCGACTCGCCAGCTGTGACCAGCGCGGCAGGCAGCAAGATTGCCACAGCGAGGGCTCGCCAGTCTGTACGCAGCGCGGCCGCCATGGCGCACAGGTACAGTGCTAGCAGGATGGATTGCTCGGGGCACATGTGATCAGCCCTTGCGGTAGCGCTTGCCGCGCCAGCCGCCGTCCGCCCCAATGGGCCAGCCAGCCGCCCAGGCGGGGAGGGTTTTCATTATCGTTTCCAGTTCCTCGACAGACCCCCAGCCTTGCGGCACTTCGCACACGATCTCGTCGTACACGTGCAGCACAATCCCGTAGCCTGCGCGCTCTAGGTTCGCCATCGCGTAGCGCAGGATATCGTTGGCTGTGGCTTGGCACAGGTTCTCGACCAGCTTGCCCGAGTATGTGGACAAACGTGTCCAGCCCGGCGCACCCATTTTGGGGTTCGAGTTGAAGCCTTCATAGCTGATCGAATACTTGCCCGCCCACTCCCGGTCGGACGGCTCTAGCAGCACGTTGTGATATGTCAGCTTACGGCCAGACAACAGTGTGATCTGCACCGTGCAAGCCGGAACGAGCGTCGGGGCGTGCACGCGGATCGGGAACGCTGGCGGCACGGCTTCGAACACGAAGCCTCGGTAATGCACCGGGTGGCCCGGCTGCAAGGCGGCTTGAATGAAAGCACCTTCGACGCCGAACAGCTCGTCCTTCCACGGATTGCGCCGCTTCTGTCCGCCCCAGAATTCAACGATCGCAGGCGATGCGTCACGCCACGCTAGAATGATCTGCTTGATCTCTTCGTCGGTGCGGCCCGAGTCGTCGAACGCTTTCCAGCCCCCGAGCCAGCCGCCGTAGCCCAGGGCAAGCTCTGCTGTCTTACCGACCTGCCGCAGCGGGTGGTGCTTGCCGGTCTGCTGCTTGTATTCGATCAGCGACCCATATGTGACGCCGCCCACTTTTGCGCCCGACGCCTCGTAAATCTTGCCCTTGTTCTTGAATAGGTCGATGCGCCACTGCTCGCCTGCAAGGCACGCCAGCACCACCGCTTCGATAGCCGTGTAGTCGCTGGACACGAGGTCGTAGCCGTCACGTGCAATGAACATGCCGCGCAGGCAACCGGCCATTAGCTCCAGCGCTTTGCCCTTACCGTAGGCGTGCTCGATGACGTCGAGGCTTCCGGTTTGCAGCAGCTCGATGGCATCGCGCATGGCGTCGGGGTTCCACTCGTCGGGTTTGCCGCTGGCGGGCTGGCCGCAATAGCAGCACCGAGCAGCAGAAAAATGCCGACCGCAAACGCACCGCCAGACACTGAGGGAACCCCTTGGAAAATTCGTTGGCTGAACAGCATCACCAGTAGGCCGACCAGTCCGAGCAGCGTGGAAATTAAATAAGTCATAGATGCGCCCCTCCTTCGTGGCGCGGTTCAGCATTGCGTGCACTTTCTTCACGCTGGCGGACGCTACGGCCTGACGGCATTCGAGCATGTCGCGCACCGGCTGCGGCAGTTCACCAGCCAGCGAAGCTGTGATCGCTTCGTCGTCCAGCGCTTCGTACCGCACACCGTGGTTCTCGTAGGCCCACGCCATGAGCTTCGACACCTCGCTCGGGCTGATGCCACCCGTGATCGCCCGGCAGCGGTCGCCATACACACGATGCGCGTCACGCAGAATCACCCGCATGGCGTACAGCGTTTCGACGTCCACCTGTACGCCCCGGCGGTTCACGATCTGATCGACGAACCAGTGCTCTAGCTCGATCGGGCTGAGCTCGGGGACCACGGCGCTGAGCGCTTCCTCGGCGATCACGTCATCGCGGCAGTAGTCCACAATCAGGCGCTGGAAGTCTGGGCCGGTGGGCGCGTTGCGGCGGGCCTGGTTGGTCTTGGTCGGCTGGCGTGGCACGCTGAATAGCTGAATGCCTTTCTTACCGTCTGGGTTCTTGGCTGTGGTGCCCAGCGTGGCGGCTGCTTTATCCAGCGACGCTGGCAGCGCCCAAGCCCGCGACTTAGCCATGCTGCAGCGCTGCTGGGCGAGCGGCACTTCAGGCCAACCGAGCGCCAGGAAGACGCGGTGCTCGAACGCCATATTGTGGGCTTCCACGATACCGCCTGCCTTGATGTAGGCGAACAGGTCGGCGGGCGGCGGCATGTCCGGCGTCCACAATGTGAGCTGCTGGCCCGGCAGTCGATACCATGCGCACAGCACTTCGAAAGTCGGGTGGCGCGTGTAGTTCACAACGCCCACCAGACCGAGGCCCCGGTTGGTGGCGCTGCCGCCTTCCGGCGGAACCCACTTATTCAGCGCGTCTGACCACTCGTAGCCCGCCTCGCTGTAGGTTTCGAAGTCTATTGTTGCGTGTTGGGTCACGAGAGGTATCCCCCGTGCAGAACGACGCACGTGCGTCCTGACTCAGAGCCATCCACGTTCCACTTCGTGCCGCCGTCCGGGTCGCAAGTAGGGATGAATCGAGGGACGGAGACCCCGTGAACGTCGAGAATCACCGCGCCGTCCTCTTCCAGAGCGTGATAGAACGACGACTTGTTGATGCACACAGGTTTGTGCCCGTGGCCTTTTTCGATCAGCTGGCTCAGCAAAGCGTGCAGCGTGCGTACTTGCATTCTTAGTCTCTCCTATTAGCGGCTACGTTATCGACAAGCCCCGCCGAAGCGGAGCCTGTTAGTCTTACATCACATAGCCTTCGGCGCGCAGCTGCTCGATGCTCCAGCCTGCAGCCTGCATGCTCTCCACAGTGTGGCCGAGGGCGGTCAGCTTGGGAGTCGGCACGGGCGGCACGATGCCGGGGTTAGGGGCTGCGGGGGTGGGCGTTGGAGGTACGACCGGCTGGGCAAACGCCGCCGCGCCGCCTTGGATGCCGAACGCGTTAGCCACTTGACCGGCGGACATGCCCGCACCGCCTGCCAGCTTCTCGGCGGTAAGGTCTACGATCTGGATGCCGGACAGCCACGCGGACTCACCGACGTTGCCCTTAGCGTTGTACACGCGCGGCGTCAGGATCAAGCGAACCTTAGCACCGCTGTACAGACCGCAAGCGTGTGCGGGCACTTCGCGACCGTTCGCGTCGTACACAGGCGGCGCGTTGTTGTACGTGGTTGCTGTGCAGACCACATGGCCGGTCAGCTTGCCGTCGTATTCGGCATCGGTCAGCGCACCAAACGTGGCTTGGAAGTTACGAGGCTTGCCGGTAGGGAACACGCGGGCGGCTTCGGCTTCGAGCAGGCCGCGCAGCTCCTGGACTGCAGGTTCTGTAGGTGGCGCGGCGAACTTCACGGTAAATTTCTTGCCGGGCGCCCCGCCGTCTTTGCCCTCGACCTCTTCAGGGCGTGTGATGCCGTCCCACAGTACGGTGACGGGGCCGGTTACTACTGCTTGGCCGTTGTTGATGATTGTCATGGTTTGGGTTCCTTGGGTTGATGGCCCCGAAGGGCCGGGTTTGTGTTTAGGAGGCGAGGGGTTGCAGGCTTACCATCTTGGGCGAACCGTCTTTGGTGGCGTCTCGCAGCGGCATCACGATCACCTGAATCTGTGCATTGCTCCACACGTAAGTTCCGCCTACCAGCGACAGCGACACGTGAGCGTGCCCGACGACCAGCCTGACCGCGGCGACGGCATCGCGCAGAAAGTCGGGGTTCACTTGCGTATGCACGCCGCCCTGATCGACGCCAAGCGACAGCGAAGGCATGACGCGCAGGTAGTCGGGGAATTTACCGTCCAAAGGCTTGAACGCGATAGGGCCGATCGCTTCCGGCGTCACGTCTACTGTTTTCAGTTTCAGCTTGACCGCCATCTCTACGGCTTCACGGGGGATTGTGACCGGCTCGTGCGGCCATTCGCCGCCGTGGGCGATTATGTTCATTCGATAGCCGTCCGTTGCCACGATGTGCTTGGCGTTGACGTGAACGCCGTTCAGGTAGTAGCGGATGTCTTTCTTACCGGCGGCCAGCAGTGCGGCCTTCAGATGTTCAGTTTTGATTTCCATTTGTGTCTTCTCCTAGTTAGTGACGGGTTCAGTATAACGCCACTTAGCCCGCGCGCGCAATACCCCTACGCGCCGGTAGAGAATACCTGAGCCGCCAGCGTGTCGGCTGCAGGCACCAGCTTCGGATCGCCCATAGGCCGCTCGGTGTGCAGCTTCACAAGCTCGGCAGGCAGTCCGGCTTTCTGGGCCTGCAGCGGTGTGATCAGCACGCGTTTGCTAACCGCGTCGCCAATGCCGAAAGCGTCAGCCAGCTGCAGCACGTGGGCTTCGTCCGTGGCCTTCCACTGCTGGCGGCCCGGCTTGCGCTCCAGCGCCCACCCTGGCACCACGCAGCCCGACGACAGCACGTGTGTGGCTTCGTCTTGCAAGCCCTTCAGCCGTGCGGTTGCCAGATCGACCGCCTGCTGGGCAATCCGCAGCTCAGCCGCTACGGCTTCCGGCGCTGTCGTGTCCGTGCCACACGCCTCGGAGAATTCCAAGCTAGCGGTGCGCAGCGTGTCACAGTGCCCACGTCCGGGGCAGCGCAGGCAGTGCGTACCGGCCACGGCGTACGGCTTAGCGGCATGGGCTAGACGGAGGGCGTTGGATACCTCGTCGCAGAAGTCGTTCTGTGCAGCGGGCGTGAAGTGGTACGAGCGCGGGCTGCGAGCCGTGTAGTCACGCGGCTGGATGACGTGCAGATGGACAACCTCGCGGTTGAACTCCTGCGCGGCAGCAATCCCGTAGATTTTCAGCTGCGGGCTGTCAGCAGGCACGTGCCCGTGCCCATACTTGTAGTCGATCACGTGCACGGTCTTGCCGTCGGGCGGCAGCACCACCACGTCAGCCGTGCCGGTGATGGCCGTGCCGTCGGGTAGCGTCATGGTTAGGCGGCGTTCGGAGAACACGCAGCGTTCCGTGATCCCTTCAGCCAGCCGTTCTACGAAGTCAACCGCGTTGAGTGCATGCTCGATCATGTCGTTCGTGACGGACACGCCGTTCGGGGCAACCTTCGTTACCTCGTCCACGCGGGCGGCGAGCGCTTCCTCTAACACCCAGTGCGCCGCAGTCCCCTCGTCAGCAGCCGCCCCGGCTGGGTAGCGGTCGCCGTAGAGGTTCTGCATCGTGAGGCCCAGCGGGCAGGCCAGCCAGACTTTAGAGCCGGAGGGTCGGATTCTCATGACTCACCTCGCAGTGCGGTGCAGTATGCGTCGTATGCAGCTTTGCACGCCTCTTCAGAAGCGAACCACTCCCCGCGCTTGACTTGTTCGACGCCCTGCGCGCTATAGCTAGAGAACTTCCAACACGCAGGCTCCCACTCTCGGCTGTCCCAGAACCACAGCTCCTGCCCCTCCACCGGCTCCAGCACCGGCGCTTCGACTTCGCGATTGCCGATCTTCACGGTGCGGGGCTTGAGTCGGAATTTAAAGCATACCGAAGGCTGTCCGTCAGTACGGAGCAGGGAAGGCCACACCACTGTGTTATCCGCCTCCAAGTCGTTCCACTCCGTAGGGTCTTTAAGAGTGCAGTCTTGGAATTGCACCGTGCGGCCTTGCCCATAGGCAACGATCAGATCAGAGTAAACCCGCTTCATCTTACTCGCCCTCCAACACACGCAGCACTTCAGCCTTCGCCGCTTCGTCGGCTTGACGCAAAGCCCCCAGGTCGGCGTGGCCGTGGGCTCGGGCGACTTCAAGCACGCGGTTGATTGTGACGACCTGCCCTGTGATCAGCGCCCAGATTTTCTGCTCGGCTGAGGGCGCTGCTGCGGCGGGCACAGGTACGGGTGGCGCTGGGGGCGTCACGGGTGCCGGAGCTGGCGGGATAGGGGGAGTGGGCGCTTCAGACTTCACCCCGCGCTTTTTCTTCCACGTGCCGTCTGCCACCTTGGCGCGGCTAGAGCTGTGCAGTTCGGGGTTCCAAGGCTGGCCCGCGCTGTCGAGTTCCTCGGCGACCACGGTTTCAGCGCCCACTTGCTCGACGGCCTTGTCGAACGCGGCGCCCAAGGTTTGCGTTTCGGCTTCCAGCTTGTCCTGATCTTCAGTCACTGCGGCAACCAGTGGGTCAGCTTTCAGGCCGTCGATTACTTCGCCCAGAATCTGGCGCTCTGGGGTCAAGCGGTCCAGCAGCACAGCCACGGCGGCCTCTACGGCGCGCAGCTCGGTGGCGTTGTTTGAGTCGAATTCGAATTTCATGGTTTGGTCTCTCCGGTTGGGTTAGCGGATACGTGCGATGCCGACCGTGCCTTTGCGGACACGCTTTGCGAGCTTCGAGCCTGCGGGGTTGTGGCGGCCGGTCGAACGGGATCCGTAGCCGGCACCGGCATAGGGGTTACGTGTGAAACCGACGGTCGGTTCCGCGAATGATGTTCGGATGTGGCCGATACCGGCGAGAGCTACCGCAGCCAGCAGTGAAGCTCGGGTGGAAATACTCATAGTCTCTTCTCCTATTTAAATTTACGCCGCATCACTTGCGACGGGTTCAAATGTACGGCAAAATAAAACCCGTTGCAATACTTCAGTAAATAAATTTTTATGCAGTTGAGAGACTATCAGACGGGCGCGGTCGAGCAGGTAAAGCAGATCCTCCAGCAGCCCGATGCACACCCGGTAATCGTTGTGGCTACGGGCGGGGGAAAGTCCGTAATGTGCGGGCACCTGGCCCACCACTACAACGCTACTTACTATCAGGCCGCCATTGCGCACCGTCGCGAGCTGGTGTCGCAGTTGGCGCTATCCCTTGCGCGGCACGGTGTCGAGCACCGCATCGTCGGCCCCGAAGTCACGGTCCAAGAATGCCGCCGCGCCCAACTTGAAGACCTTGGGTATCACAAGATAAATCAGAGCGCCCGAATGGGCGTGTGCAGTGTAGACACTCTGGTTGCCAGGGACTTGTCAAAAGATACGTGGGCTAGAAGCGTAGCGGTCGCTCACCTAGATGAGCACCACCACACCCTCCGGGAAAACAAGTGGGGGAAAGCCCTTAAGAGTTTTCCAGCGTTGCGAAATACCATCGGCTATACCGCTACTCCCCGGCGAGCCGACCGGCGGGGTTTAGGCCGCCACTCCGACGGTATTTCGACGCATCTGGTCGAAGGCCCTCCGATGAGTCGCCTGATTGACGAAGGATATCTGACTCCCTACAAGCTGGTGATGCGCCAAGTCACGGACGTGGATATTTCTCGCGTGGCGACGGCGGCGGGGGGAGATTACAACCCGCAGGCGATGCGCAAGACAATCAAGCAGTCTCGCCAGCTTGTTGGTAATGCGGTCGCGCTGTATCAACACTACACGCCTGGGAAGAAAGCCGTTTTATTTGCGGCTGACGTGGAGCACGCTTGTACTTTTCGGGACTCTTTTTTAGCGGCGGGGATAAGCGCTGAGATCGTGACTGCGGACACGAAAGAGGAGGTGCGCCGAGCAACAATGCGGCGCTTCCGCTCCGGCGAAATCAAAGTGCTACTAAACGTGGATTTGTTCGGCGAGGGGTTCGACTTGCCCGCTATCGAAGCCGTGATTATGTGCCGTCCGACCAAGTCACTACCTCTTTTTCACCAACAATTTGGGCGCGGATTACGTCTAATGGTGTCTCGCGACCTGTTAAAAAACTGGCACGAATTCACTCCAGAGCAGCGCAAAGCGCACATTGCTGCCAGCGAAAAGCCGCACGCGTGGATATTTGACCTCGTGGCCAACACGCTGGAACCGGCGTGCGGCGGCCTGCCTGACGCCCGTGGACGCGTGTGGTCGCTGGATGGCGCAGAGCGTGGCCGATCCGGCCCCCCCGACGTCCCGCCCGTGCGGGCATGCACGAACCCCGAGCCTGTCGACGCGTCGGGCATGCTGTGCACAGGTGTCTATGAGCGCTTCCTGACCGCCTGCCCGTTCTGTGGCTATGCGCCCGTGCCCGCAGGCCGCACCATCGAGCAGGTGGACGGCGACGTGGTGCTGCTGGACGAAGAGACGCTGCGGCAGTTGCGCGGAGAGTACCTGACCGCCCACACGACGCCAAGCTACGGCGGGCCACACGCGGCAGCGCTGTACGCCCGACACCGTGAACGCCACGCGGCCCTGACCGACTTGCAGCGTGCGATTGAGTGGTGGGGGCCGTGCTATGAGATCGAGCAGGGCCGCAAGCTGACCGACCGCGAGCAGCAGAAGGCGTTTTTCCTGGTGTTTGGCATCACGACGCTAGAGGCTCTCGCACTGAAGCGTGCAGACGCAGAAGCCCTGAAGAAAAAAGTGCTTGACTGGATGGAACTAAAAGGCTTTACAATACCTGCGTAATTTAATTTTTATAGGAGAGAAGACTATGACGGCGTTCCACACGCGAGCCTCCGTGCTTCCGCTCAACGAGAAGCACGGGTATTTTCAGTATGCCGACGCTCAAGGCGATGTTTCCTTGGAGTTTGCCAACGGCGCGGTGCAGTTGTTTATCTCTCTGGGCCAAGAGGCCACACGTGCATACGAGCAGACCGGCCTGACGCCTGCACAACTGCAAGCCCGTGTGGCTGAGCTGGAGGGCGCGCTGCGCGAACTGGAGGAGGCCGCGCGGTGCGTGCAGTCGGGCGAGTGGGCTTTGGCGTCCATCGACGTCGAACGCCGCAAGGCGCGCGAGGTATTAAACCGTGCCTAACACCCTCCACGACTGGGCCATGCGCCACAACCTGCCCGCCTCCGCGCTGCAAGAGCTGGTGGCGCTGCTCACATACACGCCCGACCTGCCCGCCGGTAAGTCGGAAGCCGCCGTGCAGAACGAGATCAGGCTGGCTGCTGCCCGCCGTGGGATCACACTGTGGCGCAATAACGTGGGCGCATACGAGACGCCCGAAGGCCAGTGGGTGCGATACGGCCTGAACAACGACAGCTCGGCAGCGAACCGCCGGATGAAGTCCGCCGACCTGATCGGGATTCACCGCCCGTCGGGTCGCTTCGTGTCTATCGAAGTCAAGCGCCCGGGCTGGAAGCACAGCGACGCCAGCGAGCGCGACCGTGCACAAGCCGCATGGGCTGCCACGGTCGCAGCTATGGGCGGTGTGGCGCTGCGCGCCACATCCGCTTCGGCAATTACAGATTTGGAGATTTAAATGACTGAAGAATTGAAGCCCTGTCCGTTCTGCGGCGCAAAAGCGCATTTTGAAAAGGACTCTGGAGGATGGGAATGGGTTGAGTGCGAGAGCTGCGGCATTCAAAGCAATCAAAGCGCGTCGCTGATGGATGACTGTAAGCCGAAGCTGCGCGAAGAATGGAACGCGCGGGTGGTCGATGCAAGCCTCGCAGACGCGCACGCCGAAATCGCGAGGCTGCGAGGTGCGTTGGAACGCTACCGCCGCGAAGTCCTACTCGGGCACCAACCCCACATGCTGGCCCATACCGTCGACGAGCTGCTGGACACTAAATGAAAAACTACCCCACACGTGAGGCGGCACGCTCCGCAATTCTTATCGCTGGCCTGCAAGTCGCGCAGACTAAGGGCTATCAGCAGGTCACACTGCGCGACGTGGCCGACCGCTGTGGCCGCACGCCCGGATGGGTGTGCAACCGCATCCAAGCGGACGAGCTGACCGATGCGCTGATGGTCGCTGCCTGTGAGACGCGTAACTACCGCGTGATTGCACAGGGTCTAGCTACGGGCCACGCGGCGGCAACAGCCCTGCCCGACGATGTAAAACGAGCCGCCGCAGAGTCGGTTATTTGAGGAGACTGAGAATGGAAAAATGCAAAATCGACGACGGCCGAATCCTAGTGCCCTGCAAAGCGCTTGACGCAGAGATCGAGCATTCGTCGCCGTCCGGGCGATTCAAAGGCATTTTTGCGTACACGCTGACAAACATGAAGACTGGACAAATCAGCCGTTCCGGCGTTGGGATTAAAACGGCAGCAACACCTAAAGGCGTGCTGCTGAACTTCTGCCCGTGGTGCGGCGAGAACATCGGCAAGATGTGGGAAGCTGAGGGGGAAGCATGACCCCACTGCCCCCACCCCTGCACGGCCTCACGGCCTTTAACCAGTTCCTGAACTACAAGCTCGTGCCGCAACCCGGCGGCAAGCACCGCAAGATTCCTATTGGCCGTGGTGGTCGGGCCGTGTCGCCCGTAGACCCCGCCGAGTGGATGACTTACGACGAAGCGCTCGCCACGGGTCAGCCGCTGGCGTTTTGCTTCGGGCCTGATGATCCGTTTTTCTTTTTGGATATTGATAATGCTCTATCTGCAGATAACCAATGGTCTCCTTTGGCTCGCTCTATGTGTGGCCGTCTCTCCGGCTGTGCAGTGGAAGTCTCGTCTAGCGGAAGGGGCTTACATATTTTTGGTGTTGGCGGCGCTGGCGACCACAGTAATCGGCGCGATGACCTCGGCCTAGAGTTCTACACACGTGACCGATTCGTGGCGCTGACCGGCACGAACGCAGTCGGCAACTGCCTGCACGCTCCGGCAGACCTGCAAGCACTGGTGGCTGAATACTTCCCGCCGTCGGCTCACACGGTTGAGGCCGACTGGACTGACGGCCCCGTGCCTGAGTGGCGCGGCCCGACG